TTTAATAAACGATGAATGCTGACGCGTATAGTCGACAACCCTAGGGACAGTATTCAGATATCTAGGAGGATATTAATATGGCAAATACTACTTTTTCGGGACCGATAAGAGCGGGAACGATTTCAAACACTACAGGTACAACACTTGGTGATAACGTTGCAAACGTTGGTCAAGTTGTAATGTGTCAATCTCAAGCTGTTAATCAAACAGCAACTGGAACTTCAACTAATATTGTAATTCCTGCAAACTCACAAATTGTAGCTATTGAATTATCAGTAGATGTGGTTTGGTCTGGAGCAGCAACTACAACTGGTTTAGGTTGGGTTGGAGATGCGACTGCATTAACAGCAGCAGCTGCTGTAGCAGGTGGAACATTAGGAATAATTTCTGCAACTGCTGGAGCTGACGCAACTAGAGTTAATAACTGGGCTGATGTTGGAACTACTGACAGAAGAATTCTTTTAACTAACACTAATACAGGTGATGGTGAAGGTTTCTTAACTGTTAGATATGTTCAAAACAATAACCTAAGTTAATAAATAATTAGTGTGGGGCTTAGGCCCCACATATTAATTTTAAGGAGAAAATATGGATTCAGATCAAACAACATTAAATAAAACTACAGGCGCAGCTTCTGTTTTAAGAGGAGCAAGATCTAGAGTTACTTCTATTCAAGGCAGAGGCGAAGCAGGTTCTGTTTTATCTTTACATGATGTAGCTGATGCAGGAGACGTAGGAGCAGGTAATTTAAAAGCTATTTACAGATATGAAACTGAAGGACTTGAAGTATATATTCCAGGTTCAGGTATTTTATTTGAAAATGGAGTTTGTGCTACTTTAACACAAACGTCTGGTACAGACGGCAGCGTTACGTTAACTATCACAGGAGCGTAAGCTCATGGCTAACACTACCTCTGGAACTACAACTTTCGACAAAACTCTTTCTATTGATGAAATAATAGAAGATGCTTTTGAACGTATTGGAATGCAAGGAGTTGCTGGTAATCAATTAAGATCAGCAAGACGATCTCTTAATATATTATTTCAAGAATGGGGTAATAGAGGTATTCATTATTGGGAAATAGCTAATACAAATTTAGACTTAGTTCAAGGTCAAGCAGATTATAATTTTTTTAGATCAGCAGCTGATGGAGCTTCAGCAACCACTGCACCTTCTGATGGTATTTATGGAATGTCTGATATCCTTGAAGCACAATTAAGATCTAATTATAACACAACTACTCAAGCTGATAGTCCTATGACTAAAGTTGATAGATCTACTTATGCAGCATTTTCTAATAAATTATCTCAAGGTACACCTAATCAATATTGGGTAGAAAGATTTATTGATAAAGTAACAATTCATCTTTATCCAACACCAGACTCAACAAATGCATCTAAATATATGCACTTTTATTATATCAAAAGAATTCAAGATGTAGGAAGTTATACAAATGCAACTGATGTTCCGTTTAGATTTGTTCCTTGTATGGTAGCAGGTTTAGCTTATTATTTATCAATGAAATACGCTCCACAACTTATTCAACAAAATAAATTAATTTACGAAGATGAATTACAAAGAGCATTAGCTGAAGATGGATCAGCTGCTAGCACTTACATTACACCAAAAGTTTATTACCCAGGAGTATAATGGCAAACTACGCATCAGGTAAACGTTCAAAAGCAATTTCTGACAGATCAGGTATGGAGTTTCCATACAAAGAAATGGTTAGAGAGTGGAATGGAGCTTTGGTTCACATTTCTGAGTTTGAACCTAAACAACCACAGTTAGAACCAAAACCTCATGGGGCAGACGCAATATCTTTACAACATGTTAGAACTGACAGAACAGAACCAATTACAACTGTAATGATACCGGAAAATGGTTTTAAAACATATCAAGCAGGTTCAGGTGTTATAAATGTAAATGTACCCGGACATGGTTTAACAAATGGTACAACTTATTTATTTAGAGGACCTCCTACAATATCTCCAGGAACAGGAACATCAACTAATCCTGTTTTTGCTTATGCAACTATTCCTAACTTTGATGGAATAACTGGTGCACAAATAGGACAAGGTTCAGGATATGCTATTACAACTGGTTTATTTCAAAATGGAGTAAGAGTTTCAACAGACTATGCATTAAGTAATTTTTTCTATTTTACAGTTAATGCGGATACTGCTACAACAGGTAATATACAAGGAGGAGGTTATGGTTGTTCAATAGGACCCATAACTATACAAGCATGATAAATAAAATTTGGAATTGGATAAAAAATATTTTTAAACCTGAAAAACAAGATCCTCATCTTGAAATGTATGAAGAAACTGCAAAACAAAAAAAGATACGTTTAAAGCATAAAGGGGATATTAAATAATGACTGGATTTACATACGCAACATTAACTACAGCAATATTAAATTATACCGAAACAGATACAAATGTTTTAACGTCTACTATTACTGATCAGTTTATTGAAAATTCTGAAATGAAAATATTAAGAGAAATACCTCTTGATGCATATAAAAAACAATCTATTGGTAATTTAGTTACTGGTCAAAATACAATTAACGTTCCTGCTAAAACTTTATTTGTAAAAGGCGTACAAGTCTATGATTCAACATCAGCTTCTACAGGTAGTAATGTTTGGTTAGAAAAAAAAGATGAGACTTATTTACAAGAATATCAACCCTCTACAGAATCAGCAGCTAGAGCACAGCCAAAATATTATGCTATGTTTGGTGGAGCAACAGGTGTATCAGATACTACTTCAGGAAGACTATTTTTAGCTCCTGCACCAGATACTACTTATGTATTTAAAATTCATTATGAGGCTATTCCAACTGGATTATCGAGTTCAAACACTACAACTTATGTAAGTCAATATTTTGGAAATGGATTATTATATGCTTGTTTAGTAGAAGCATTTTCTTATTTAAAAGGTCCAATAGATATGTTGACATTATATGAAAATAAATATAAACAAGAAGTACAAAAGTTTGCTGGAGAGCAACTTGGTAGACGTAAAAGAGACGATTATACAGACGGTACAGTTCGTATACAAGTTCCTTCACCGACACCTTAATAGGAGATAAATTATGGCAATAACATCGGCAATATGTTCAAGTTTTAAACAAGAACTTTTACAAGGTAAACACGACTTTCAAGCTTCAGGGTCTGGTGGTCATACTTTTAAAATAGCTTTATTTACAAGTTCAGCATCTTTAGGTGCAGCAACAACTGACTATTCAACTTCAAACGAAATTTCAAATACATCTGGATCAGCATACTCTGCTGGTGGTAAAGCATTAACAAACACAGGAGTTGGTTTAACTTCAACAACTGCGTTTACAGATTTTTCTGATATCTCATGGACATCAGCTTCATTCACTGCAAATGGTGCAATGATTTATAACACAACAACAGATGGTGGTTCAAACACAACTGACTCTGTTTGTATTATCGCTTTTGGTTCTGATAAAACTGCAACTAACGGAACTTTTGAAATACAGTTTCCTGCAAACGATTCATCGAACGCAATCATAAGATTAGCATAGGAGTAGCCCATGTCTGGATGGGGACGATTCACCTGGGGCCAAGCCGAGTGGGGTGAGGACGAATTATTAGCTACAGGTTGGGGTGCAAAAGCCTGGGGCGCTGGAGAGTGGGGAGATCTTTCAGGTGAAATAGTTCAGCCTACTGGTTTATCAATTACATCTACATTAAACGATTCAGTAACTATTTCAGGAAATGCAGTAGTTGCAATTTCTGGTCAACAAATTTCATCTATACTCGGAACAATTTCAAATGTTGTAAGTGTAACTGTTGACCCTAATGGTTTAGAAATGAATGACTTGCAAGGTACAGCTCAAGCAAGCATTGATGTTACACCAACTATTACAGGTTTATCAACTACAGCTGCTATTGGTGTTATAGATCCTAAAGATCAAGTTATTGGAGCACCTACACTTACAGTTACATCACAACAAGGAACTGCATTTGCACCTAATGAAGATGTATCGGTTACAGGTCAATCAATTACATCAACACTTGGAACACCTACAACAGTTAATGCTGTATTTATAACTCCTAATGGATTTGAAATGTCAACTGCTCAGGGATCCGTGGTTGTTCCTAACGATGCAGTAGCACCAACTGGATTGGAGATAGCATCTTCAATAGGTTTCGTGGTCGGTGCTGGGTCAGTCAGTGTCCCTGTTACAGGTATATCTATTAGTTCTCAACAAGGAACTATTGTAGATATTCCTGATCAAATAATGGGATTAACAGGAGTATCATTTAGTGCTGCTATTGGTAGCGTAGATCCTAAAGATCAAGTTGTAGGATTAACAGGTTTGTCTATGACAGCAACTGTTGGAGAACCATTTATTATACATTATCAAGATGTTGACACTGGTTCAAATACATCATATAGTGCGCTTTCAACTGGATCTAATAGTAATTATTCCAATGTTGCAACTGGATCAAATACAAGTTATAGTGACGCTGCATAGGAGATAAAATTTATGGCATCAACATATACACCTCTCGGTATAGAAAAAATGGCTACTGGCGAAAACGCTGGTACATGGGGAACAAAAACAAACGCTAACCTAGATCTTATTGAACAAGTAACAGGTGGTTATAAAAGTCTATCTATTGCAGGTGGAGCACAAACAACAGCTTTAACTATTGCTGATGGTGCACTAACTGGGACAGCTCAAGCTAGAATGATTGAATTCACAGGTTCAATTACAGGAAATCAAGTTGTAACAATTCCTCTAGACGTAGAAAACTTTTACATTTTAAAAAATTCAACATCAGGTTCATACACAGTACAGTTTAAATACGTATCAGGATCTGGTAGCACTTTTACTTTTGCAGCAACAAATAAAAAAACAGCTATTGTTCAAGCAACTGCAAACGATGGAACTAATCCAGATATCATAGAAGTTCAAACAGGTGGAGATGTTGTTGATGATACATCACCTCAACTTGGTGGTAATTTAGATACAAATAGTTTTAATATAATATTTGATGATGCTCATGGTATTACAGATGAAAATTCAAACGAACAATTATTCTTTACTACTACAGGTTCAGCAGTAAACTATTTAAATGTAACAAACGCAGCAGCAAGTGGCGATCCAAAATTATCTGCTTTAGGTGGAGATACAAATATTGATTTAGCAATATCACCAAAAGGAAGCGGTGAAGTTGTTGTTGGTACAGGTTCAGCAGATGCAACAATCACATCTAGTGGTGCACACAATTTAATATTAGATACCAATAGTGGTACAAACTCAGGTAACATTACAATTGTAGATGCTGCTAATGGTAACATTACTATTACACCAAATGGTTCAGGAAACATTGTTCTTGATGGATTAACTTTTCCAAATGCTGATGGATCAGCAGACACATTCTTAAAAACAAACGGATCAGGTACTTTATCTTTTGCAGAAGTATCAGGCGGTACTTCATGGCAAGCAGTAAAAACTTCTACTTTCACAGCAGTAGCTGGTGAAGGTTATTTTGTTAACACTACAAGTGGTGTTATAACTATGAATTTACCCGCAGGATCTATCGGAGATGAAGTTGCATTTATAGATTATGCAGGCACATTTGATTCTAATACATTTACAATTTCTGCTAATGGATCAGAAAAGATTGAAGGCTCAACAGCCGATTTAACAGTTTCAGTAGAAAGGGCAGCCAATACTTTGGTCTATACAGATGGAACTCAAGGTTGGTTGTTAAAGACTAAATAATCATGGCTACCTATAAAGAGAAAGTGGGCACAGCAGTCCAAAACATTGCTGGCGATACAGGTGCTATTACAGGTCAACTTTGGTACGATAGCTCAGATTCAGAATTCAAATACAAATATCAAGCTTACGGTAATGCATGGGTATCTGGTGGTAGTATGAATACGGCTAGAAATCAACTAGCAGGCGCAGGAACTCAAACTGCAGCGTTAGCTTTTGGTGGAAGTATAAATCCTCCAGTTTCAGCAGATACTGAATCATATAATGGTTCAAGTTGGACTGAAGTTAATAATTTAAATACCGCAAGAAGACAACTTGGTGGTGCAGGAACTCAAACTTCAGCACTGGGTTTTGGTGGAACTCCTCCAAACACTGCTATTACAGAACTTTGGAATGGAACTAATTGGACAGAAGTAAATGACTTAAATACTGCAAGAACACAAATGTCAGGTAATGGAGCTTCAAACACTGAAGCAATAGCTTTTGGTGGAGAAGCGCCTCCTCCTCAAGCTTTAACAGAACTTTGGAATGGAACTAATTGGACAGAAGTAAACGACTTAAATACTGCAAGAATAAAAATAGCTTCTTCAGGAAGTAGTCCATCAGCACTAGCTTTTGGAGGTCAAAACCCATCCGTATCTCCTGCAAATACAGGTGAAACAGAATCTTGGAATGGAACTAACTGGACAGATGTTGCTGATTTAAATACAATAAGAACTGCTTTAGGTGGGACAGGTACAGATAATACATCTGCTTTAGGTTATGGTGGATATGATGGTACAACCGCTGTAGCAAATACAGAAACTTGGAATGGTTCAATATGGACAGAAACTTCAGATTTAAATATTGCTAGAGATAGTTTAGCTAATTCTGCAGCAGGAACTAAAACAGCAGCTTTAGCTATTGGAGGAGGAACTCCTTCAGGAAGAGTTACTGCCACTGAAGAATGGAACGCAGGCGTTAATCTTGGAGCATGGTACACGGGTGGTAATTTGAATACAGGTAGAGCTTATTTAGCAGGAGCTGGTATTCAAACAGCAGCACTTGCATTTGGTGGACTGGTTGATCCAGAAGGATCACCAAGTGTAGGAACAGCAAAAGTAGAATCTTACAATGGATCAGCTTGGGCTGAAGTAAATGATTTAAATACTGCAAAATATCAATTAGCAGGAACAGGAACTCAAACAGCTGCATTAGCAATAGGAGGAGAACTTATGCCTCCTGGTGCAGTGACTAATCAAACGGAATCTTGGAATGGATATGTCTGGACAGAAGTAAATGATTTAAATGCAATTAAAAAGAATCTAGCAGCTGCTGGTACTCAAACAGCTGCATTAGCATTTGGTGGATTTCCAGGGCCTAATAAAGCAGAAACAGAATCTTGGAACGGAACTAACTGGACTGAAGTGAATGATTTAAATACGGCTAGAAGACATTTAGCAGGTTGCGGAACACAAACATCTGCTTTAGCAATTGGTGGTATAGTTACAGCAGTTACAGCAGAAACAGAATCTTGGAATGGAACTAATTGGACAGAAGTAAACGACTTAAATACTGCAAGGGATGCTGTAGCATCTGCAGGAGTTGATAACACATCTGCATTAGCTTTTGGAGGTAATCCAGGTGGAAAAGCAAACACAGAATCTTGGAATGGAACTAATTGGACTAATGAAAATGATTTAGCCACTGCAAGAGCTTGGTTAGGTGGAAAAGGAACTCAAACATCAGCTTTAGCTTTTGGAGGAATCCCAGGATATGTTACAGCAACCGAAGAATGGGACGGAACAGGTTTTATAACAAAAACAATTACAACAACAACTGATTAAGGAGGACAACTATGGCAAAAACATATCAATACTGTGTAGCAGAAAACTGGGGTAA